GTCTACAACTGGTTTATTATTAACTGGTGGTACTGATGGCATTCCAGTTGATCCTGACACACAAGATGATTTAATCATCGGTAATCCAACCGCAGGCACTGGTCTTTATTCTTTCTCTGAACCAGAACAAGTTGATATCGACTTGATAGCAACACCGGGAAGAAGCTCAACAGCAGTTGTAAGAGTACTAATTGATATTTGTGAATCTTATCGTCAAGACGCTCTTGCAATTATTGACCCTCCATTTGGTCTTACAGTTAATGAAATCGTTAATTGGCAAAATGGTGTTCATCCTTTGAACAATACCAGACTTGATACTGATTTCGCTGCTTTGTATTACCCTTGGGTGGACATAACTGATACTTTCAATAATATCAGTGTTTGGGTGCCACCATCTGGCTCTGTTCTAGCAGCAATTTGTCAAAGCGATTCAATCTCTGGTCCTTGGTATGCTCCTGCTGGATTAACTAGAGGTGTTGTTCCAAATATCAATAATGTGTTCAGCAGACCTTCATTAGCTGAACGTGACTTAATGTATGGCAATAACAACGCTATCAATCCAATTATTAGTTATCCTGATGTTGGTGGATTTGTAATTTGGGGACAAAAGACTCTTCAAAGAACGCCAACCGCTCTTGATAGAATCAATGTCCGCAGAATGTTGTTCTATGTTGAAAAAAGCATCAAGAGCATTTCAAAGAATTATTTGTTTGAACCAAATAATGCTGCAACTAGGTCTGCATTTATAAACGCTTGTTCTCAAATACTTACTAGGCTTGTAGCAAATTCTGGGGCACAAGATTTCGTAGTTAAATGTGATGATGAATTAAATACATCAGATGTAATCGCAAGAAATGAATTAAGAGCAAGAATAGGTATTGTGCCAGTCTATGCTATCGAATTCATATTTATCGAATTTAATTTAGTAAGAACATTAGCATAATTAAAGAAAAACAAGGGAGGATTAATGGCTAATACAATCAATAATATGGGCATTGGGGCGCTAAACAACGTAGCTTTTAAACGAAAATACCGTTGGGTGTTTTCTGTTGAAAATATCGGTGGTGGTGGTCCTAACAGTTTTGGTGTTTCTGGTAAATATGTAAAATCAGCAAAAAGACCATCAATAGAAATCGATGATAGTGCTGAAATCAATTTTCTAAATGGTAAGACTTGGCTTCCCGGAAAAGCAACATTTAGTGAACTAGAATTCACTTACTATGATGTTGCTGTTCCCGGTGATCCAACTATTTCAAATCTTTTAAGATGGGTCAATAGAGTTTATAACTTTGCTGCTCCAGCGAACGGCGTTGCTAATTCGACAGAAATATCTGCAACTCAAAGAAGCTACGCTACAGATCCAACTGGTGCTGGTTTTGGCTATGGTGGAACAGGCAAGCTTATTCTTCTTGATGGTTGTGGCTATGTTTTAGAAACGTGGACTTTAGTAAACTGTTGGCCCAAGAGTATCGACTTTGGTGACCTTGATTATAGTGAATCTGCTGAATGTAATATTGTTATGACTCTTAGATATTCATATGCTAAGTATGAAAACAATTGTGCAACAGCTGCTCCTGAATTGTGCAACACTCCTGTTTGCGGTACTGGTTTGGGTGCTAATTTATAAAGGATAAAATCGATTATGCCTAAGATGGGTGTAGGTTTTGCTTCTTATACTACATTTAAGAAGCAAAACCGTTTTGTGTTACATATTCCTAATGTCACGCATGTTGGAAATAGTTCAACCCGTGTTTACAATAAAGTTTTAATAGAAGAAAAAGCTGCTAGACCTAGTGTGTCTTTTAAAGAATTTGATGTCCCACATTTAATGGAAACTGTGTTTTATGCTGCTAAGCCTGAGTGGAAGCCTATTCAAGTAACATTGTATGATGTAGCTGCAACTAATCCTGCTTTGAATTGGATTAATTCGATTTACTCGGTACAAAGAAATGCTTTTAGAGGTCAAACGGGTGCGAGTTATTTTGGTGCCATCGCTAACAATTTTAAAAGAGACATACAAATATTTATGTTAGATGGTTGCGGTTTTGCTTTAGAGGCATGGAATTATGTAAATGCATATCCATCTTCTGTTGACTTTGGTGGCACTGATATGACATCTGATCAGCCTATGAGAGTGGTAATGGATATCAGATATGATAGAGCATATTGGGAACCATGCAGCAGGAGATTAATAAATTTAGCATCATCATATATGATGCCTTAGTTATTCGCCATTATCTTCTTGTAATTTTTTATATTCATCTGGTTCGAGAAATTGATCTACTTCAAGAACCTTACGACATTCTTCAAGAAATGTTTCTAATTCTTTATTTTTCATACTAAGAATTCGACAAGCGCCAGACTTATTAAGTCTGCCTTTTTTAGTATAAACTAGGTTCTCGTTTGAAAGCAACAAACCAATTTTTTCTTTAAGATAACTTTTTTCAAGAATGGTAAGAAGTTCTCCGTTTTCGATACTTTCTAAAAACCTATTCTTCATATAAATCTCCTAAAAATCAAAGTTAGCTTAGTAAGCTAAATTTAAATATACATCAAATTGAATTAAAATCAAATTCTTTTAATAGGAATTTCTCTACTTATCTTTGCAAAGTAAAATTCTTGATATCTTTTCTTAAGTTCTTCGAAATTTTTGTTTGATCTGTAAATTTGTCTTAAGTGATGTATTAGGCATGTGGTTAAAAAATTAAATGCTTTACTTCCACGATGTGGATCAAACCGTTCGATTTTAGAAAAACATATAAATACGCCTTCTTGCACAGCGTCATCGTAATCAATTTTTTGAAAATTTCTAAATCGAACGATATTTTCTGCTAAAGTGAAAAATTCTTTTGCCAAATTATCTTGACTTTGTTTTAATATTTTTTCATTTTGAATAATTTTATCCTCATCTAGTTGTAGGGTAATTTTATCAGTATTCTTTTTATGGATTTCGTAATCTTGACGAAACAATTCATATTTTCTTTTATTCTTTTTAGCTTGTTGGAAATCTATAATGTTTTTTTCAAGGTATTTGTTATCAAGATAATGGTTACTCATATTAGAAATATAGTGTGAATCTATGAAAATAAATTGTGCAATCATAGTTGATTCTTTAGAAGAAAAAGAAATATGTGTGAATAAATTCTCACATATAGCAAATAAATCTTTTTTTACTTTTGACAAAACAATTAAATCTTTGAACTTATTAAAAAGCAAAAGAAATATTTTTCCTGAATTAGAATTGTTCTATGAAGGTGAATTCTTTTTCTTATTGTATCCAGATGAAGAAATTCTTTTTTGGGATGAAGAAGAGATATTTAAATCTCATCACAATCTAATTGTGGATAAATGGATAGTTAAGACGAAAAGAAGCAACGCTAAAATTCCAGAAGTTTCTAAAATATTTATAAAGAGTTCTTTTACCAATGTGAAAAGGTTTGATGAAGAATGGTGTAATTTATATTTGCCCAAAGGAAACTTGTTAGTAAAATTACAAGAATATATTTTCTCTAATGACATTGAATTAAACGAATTATTTATAATCTATCAATATGTATTTGAAAAATTAAAAGCAAGCCATCATAATCAAGAGCTTATAGACTTGATCAATTCTATAATTGAAAAATATCCTTCTTTTATAGAATTGATCAACTTGTGGGGAGATTACTTATATGAAATGAATCTTTTTATGGATGCAAAAATATATTATGAAAAAGCTTTAGAAATGGCATTTCATAGAGATATTTATGACTTTATGCCAATGATTCCAAGCATGCATAAAAATCATCCTAATAAAATGCTATCTAACATAAAAACATTAATATTAAAGTATGATACGATGATATAATCAATACAAATTATCAAGTTCATTGATAACAATTGTTACTTGATCTTCGTATCTTGTAATAGCTATTTGTTTACGACCGTGAGGAAGTTTTTTCATTTCTTTTTCAAGGTCACCAATTGAGCAATTGATAACACGCCAATTGTTTTTAGAAAGGCGTTCAATTTCTTCTTCTTGGGACATGACTTCTTTGCCCGGAAAGTAAGCAAGAACTTGATCTTTTGCTTCTTTTATAATCTTCTTGTATAATGGCACATTACAAGAACAACTAGGATTGTTGATAAATTTTTCAATTTCTGGATTCAATGATTCTGGTAACTTGCTACGAAAGTTTTCATCTTTCATAGCAGCTTTGATATCCATCAAGCTAACATATGCTTTAGATTGTTTCTGATCTTGATCGCTCATTTTTCTTTCCCCTTAAAGCATGACCACAGCTTACACATCTATAAAGAGTGTTTTGTTTAACAAATTTCTCTTTATCTGTTTCTTTTTCCATAACAATATTTTGAATTTCTGATCTTGAAATTTTTACTAATTTCTCAAGATCTTTTTCAAGATATTTTTTACCACAGTTATCACAAATTGTATGCATTGTTAATCCGAAATCATACTGTTAGCTTCTAAGTAAGTTTGATAAAATGCGCAGAAAGTTGCGAAGAAACTAGTTGCACATCCACCAAGGAATATCAAAGGAAGCTTATGCCAATCCCATTCATTGAAAACGTACATAAGTGTTGTTGTGAACATTCCTGCCCAGAAACCTGTACATTGATAGCAATTAAGACCTTTCATCAGGAACGTCCAGATGTAGGGCTTAATCAAGTCTTTAAAAGCTCTGCCAATATCTGACTCAACAATAATGTTGGTCATGCCAATAGAACCAAAGACCCAAAGAACGATGTCAAACATAATCACCCCGTTGTTATTAGAACAGATATCTTGTCGCCTTTTCTATAAAGGCACATATCATTCACATTAATATTAAGAGGTAGTTGTAATTCAAAATCTTCAATATTTCCAATAACATTTTTGTAAGATCCAAGTTCCATTTTCATAATTTCAATTGGAAATTTAAATATCTCTGATATTGCTTCTATATCCTTGTCTGTAATCGTATTAATGAAATCCAAAATAGATCGTATTCCTAAACTGCGCATTTGAGGAATTTTTTGTGCTAATTCCCATGAATCAAAAAGATGTTTATATTTTGGCAATGAACTTTTTACTAAATTATTTTGAAAAATTAATTCAGCAACATTATGGAAACCGATTTGTATCATAAAAAATCTCCTAATACAATATAGTTTTAAACAAATAACACTAAATTAAATTCAAGTCCATGTAATAAAAAAAGGGGAAATAATGTCTGATGAAATTTTTAGACCACAAAGACCATCAATGCCTAACAATAATCCACAAAGAGAACAGTCAATTGATTTGCCTGAAAACCATCCTTTGAGACAACAAGCATCAGAATTTAATAATTTGCCTCCCGGTGTTATTGCTGGCAATATTCCTCCACAATTTAGAGCGCAAATGTCTGGCGACACCGGACATGTTAATCAACCTAACAAAGTAGATCTTGCAACAGCCATGGTTATGATGAATAATAACCCAGAGCTAAATGCAATCTTAAATACACTGAAGCAGCATAGCACTCACTATGAAGAGATTGTGTTGCCAAGCAAAGGTAAATTCTATGATGGCACAGATGGACCTGCTAATGGTGTTATTAATATCCGTCCTATGACTGGTGAAGAGGAGCAAATTCTTGCTAC